CATCAATGCCGCGGATGTGCTCTTTTGCTGGATCGTCGCTGATTTTTGTTTCTGGAACCGGCGCACCCGCTATAGCTATGTACTTCACTGTACCCGTTCGTTTGCCCGGAACGTCACAACCATGATTTTTCAATAAATATTCACTGATGTAATACGGCGGAACAATTCCCGTGAGACGGAAACGATCATCCATTTTAAGGCTATCCCACGGCATTACGCAGTACCCTGCAAAATCGCATTTACCCTCTGCTGCACTGCCGACGCGTCAAATCCCGCATCAGTCAGACGCTTTTTGCGTTCGGCGCCGCTTCCCCACTTGCCCGCAATTACCTCCCGGGCAACTTCATCCACTGTTGATGCAGACTTGCAACTTACTGGTAACTTGCCGGACAACGCCGGGTATTCGACGAACGGACACTCGAACCAATACTCCCAGAAGCCGTCGAGCTTACGTTTTGTGACACCGTCACCTCGGGAGCCGAGCGTGCTCTCGACCGTGTAACCGCCGCCGATGTATACGCCGACATGAGGATGTGACTTGCTGTAAACTATCAGCCCGGGTATCTCAGGCATCGTGCCGATCCTGCCCTTGTTTTTTGCAAGGCTGTACATATACCCTGCATTTACATCGGTATTACCGTTGTATTTTGGTGAGCCGATACCGCCGTCAGGCTTGCCTGACCAATAGTATGATTTTATCAGCCCGACGCAGTCGACGCCAAAAACGCCTTTATTTTTAAGCTTTGCGAGCTCATTCCAGCGTTGTGTTGTATAGCCGGTACCGGGCTTGTTGCCGTACATTCTGAACAGCATATCATACTGCTTCTCAATTGTACGAAGAATACCACCCCACATATATTTTGTTTTGAGTGCAAGCGTCTTTTCAGCGTGCTTCACAAGACCCGTATTTGTGTAAATGCTCATTTCATTCACCCCTCAATATAGTTTGCAACGTTCTTGTTTTCATCAAGCCATTTCTTGAGCGTTTCAAGTGCGGTATCTACCCATGCAGAGAAAACGCGGAACGGCAGGAACGCCGCAACGACCGGAAACTTCTGCACGAACCAGTCATACACGAGACGAAGTTTGAGCTGCCCCGTACCCCCGCCAAGCATTTTTTCGGCTTCCGAGACTGCCCATTTCAACCACTCTATGACTTTTTTCTTTTGGTTGAGTATCAGATATGCAACCGCTATGACCGCGATTATTCCACCTATTATCAATGCAACAACATTAGATATCTGCATTATCATCACCCCCGTAAATATCTTTTCTGTCCTCTTTTGGAATTTTCAAGATGTTTTCGCACTTTGCCTTCCACGCGTAAAAACCAATAGCAACAGCCGTCGGCGCGCCAACAAAAGCGAGAAGTTCTCCGAGTTGTTCCGGACATTGACAAATGACGTAAATGCCGAAAGATACGGTTATTATGTATATCAGCATACACGTCCCGAGAATAATCTTTGAAAATTCCACCTTGTTTTTGCGCCGCTTCATGCTCTCACCGCCTTTAAGCCAGCGTCCAGTTTTTAGCTGTAGCTACTGCTATCTCTTCCGCGCTCAGCCTTGCGAGGTTTGCCGCACCAAGGGTCAGCGTTTTACCTGTCGTACCCGTCAGGTCTTTAAGACTCGCGATCATTGCGACCATGCTGTCATGTGTAAGCTGTTTGGTAAATGAGAACACCGCTGCATAATTCCAGTCTGCCCCAAGCCTTATATCTGTAACAGCAGTACAATTTGCAAACGAATTTGAATTATTCATATAAGTTATCGATGCGGGCAGCGTGACAGTTCTGAGTGATGAACAGCCTGAAAATGTCCAGTTCCCCAAGTTGGCTATCCCGTCAGGTATAGTGATCGTTTCCAGTGATGTACAACTTCTGAATATAGCATTTCCGATATAACGCAATGAAGGTGGCAATTCGATCTTTTTCAAAGCTGTACAACCATTAAACACGTCGGACGGCAAACTCTGAATAGTGCTCCCGCTCTCAAAATAAATTTCTTCCACTTCTGTATGACCATAAAAACTGCGTTCTGTAGATTGTAACGCCGTTACCGTATTCGGCACTGTTACAACAGCGGGATACAAAAACTTACCGTTTGCGTCAAATGAGAATGCCGCACCGGAACCTTTTCCGCTGCCGAAAACCGTGTCGGCAAATATCATATCCGTCAGTTTCATCACTCCGTCACCTTCCATGTATCGGTATCACCGTCAAGCACATACTTCTTGCCGCTGCCGTCTGTGAGATACGCAAAACTGCCCGCTTTTACAGGCTCAAACGTTTCTTTTCCGTTGCTGCCCGACATAGTTGCAGTAGGCAGACTTGTGATGTCCGCTTCTTTGCTAATTGAAAATACCGCTGTGTTAGTTGCATAGTCTATTCCGTTTAACTGTACCATTTTGTACCTCCATAGTTATTTAATGACGACTTCAACGTGTTTCGCATCGATACGCCTGAGCACTCTTATTCCTGTATTTTTACTGCAATATGTCCCTACGCCGCGCCTTGCGGAAACGAAAGCGCCGACCTTACAACTCCCGTTATCGTTTATGACAAGTCTGCCGACCATACCGACAGCTGCCCATTCGGGGCGCTTTGAGCGTGGTATGTACTTCATTTCCGGGTCAAAGTCCGGCGATAACAGAGGCTCCCCTTGTGGCGTGGTAATTGTGCGTCCGAACACATCGACAGCGAATTTCCCATGCCAGTGTGTCTCGTAAGAATTTCCGACAACCGATGGCATAGCAGAAACTATCCCGAAGATATCATCACCGTGCGCTGGAACTATCTTATCACCGTCGAGAGTTACCAACATACCACATCTATCTTCACTGTCAGGGTTGCCGTCTGCCCACTCGAAATATTCCGCGTAGTCTGCTCCGCCGCCATTATAGCTTGTTGCATTCACATTTCCCACACCGTCAACCGTAAACGCCTGCGAAGCACCTGTGCCGCCCACAGAAAGATAACATTCATCGTTAGAATTTACCGTTTGACCGCTGCCGATGACCACACAATAATTACGGGAAACTGTGTTGTAGCTGCCAAACACCGCACCCTCATGTGCGGTATTTACAGTATTATTGTCACCGAAAACCGCGCTGCAACCACTATTTGTGACTGTGTTATCCCTGCCGTGCACAAACGTTCCGGTACCGCCTGTAAGCGTATTGTGCAATCCTCCGACATGATTTCGGTAGCCACCGTTGACCGTGTTTTCCGACCCTTCGATATGAGTATCCGAAGACCCGGAGGAGCCGTTAAATGTGTTACCGTGTCCCTCAATATGTACGCACTCATACGAATAGCCGTTTATCTTGTTATTGTAACCCTCGACATGATTATAACCGACAAAATAGAAATCCGGAGCTGCGGGATTTACAAATAACGCTATGTTGTTGTACCCCTCAACATGATCGTACAGAAAAGACGACCAGTTGCCGCCTACCCATGTGGCTGTGTCTTCATCGTAAACGTGAGGTCGATAATCATTAAAGCGTTCGGCGGTGTGCCGGATATCCATAAATTCACCGACACCGAGCCTGCTTTCAAGATCATCTATCCTCTTTTCGAGCTGTGGCTTCGGGTGCACGTTTATCACAGGCATATCATCCCTCCTTTACCGATGTCGGCGCTGTACAGGTAACGGTTGTCACCCCGCGAAAACGCCAAGTTATACCGGTGACTACGCCGAGTATGCTCCCGCGGATATCGACTTTTCCGCCCGAGAATGTCGCCATATCTCCGAGGGAAACAGACGGATCGTCAACACATTTTGCGGTAATGTCACGCACGAGAGCGGCTATCCCCGCACCCCGTACAGCTGAATTTATCACATCACATTCTGCCTCCGTCTTTCCGTCGAGCAGAGGGATACGAGGCAGTGTTATACTGCCGGGACGCGCCTGACTGTCTGACATATCACCGCCGACATAGGTTTTTATCTTGCTTCCGGAATACGCGGTCATGTACTTTACCCATGTACGGGTGTCGGAAAATTGTATGTCCGACCTGTTCTCTGCGGTGCTCGTATATGTCGAGCTCTGCCCCGCAACATATCCCGCTGGGCGTATCTGAAGCACACCGAACCTGTCGATAACGGCATTCCCGCAGAGAAGCATAGCGCACCACATAACGAGATCGCGGTATGTCTGCACCGATGCGCTCGACGGGATGAACGTCACGTTCTGATTCGGCATACCGGCTGCTATCCCGCCGAAAGGCACACTGACTGCCTGACAGGCCGCCGATATCGCAGTACTTGCAGTATATGTCTGCTGTTTCATCTCTGCCGGAAGTTCAACGTCAAAGAGCGTTGCGGCATCCACCGCAGTGACTGAAAGGATATTGCCGCGGCGCTTGGTCTTTGAGTCGTCTACTCGGTATCTACCGAGACTTGTTTCGTCTTTGGTCAGTGCTATCACTGCCCCGTCGGGAGTTTCTCCCGTATAGCGCAGCGACATTTTAAGCACTGCGGCGTTGAATGTTCCGAAAGCGAAACTCCCCTTTTCGCAGGTCGACATAGTTACGCTCAGAGAGTTCGCCACAATATCCGCTTCCGTGAACGAAAAACCGCCCATTGTGCCCCGTATGCGGCTTTCGGTTTCCTGTTTTTCGGGCATAGTTACACCTCCACAAGTTCATAGCTCACGTCCCAGATCTCTTTCTCCTGCGTTTTTGCGACCATTGATGCCGTGAGTTTACTGCAATAATACGTCCCGGAAGGTTCATAGCCGGGTGTGTACAGCTCCGTCTCGACTGTTTCGCCTTGCTTTATCTCGGAGATTATCGTTCCAAGACCTTCGGTATCAACACGATGAGTGACAGATGCGTGAACAACATTCTGCCGTATGACCTCCCGGTGCATATATCCGTCTTCGGTACGGGTGGAACCCTCGCCGTCGATATCCTCCAGCGTGAAGCTGTACTGAGTGACACCGGGCAGGCTCCCAACAAGTCCCGATACGCCTGTTGTTTCTTCCATGACTGCCTCCTTATCCCGCAAGACCCGAACCGTTGTTTATCGTCGTATAGTCGGTATTTACGCGCTCGTCGTTGATGTATGCGTTCACTGTTATCTGCGATTGTGGAACGTTTGACGGAACTATCCCCGTGTTCTGCGTTTGTGCCAGTGTTTTTGGGGCTGCGGTGTTCGGGGTTACGGTCGGGGTGGGAATCTGTCCGCTGCTTATCATTTGATTTCGCCATATTTCAACATCAGCCCAACCGTATTGATCTCTTACATCACGAGATTTGTACCATTCTTTTGCTTCATCTGTTGACAAATAAGATTGTTTGCCAAGTGAAAGAGCTGTATCGCTGTCATAACCCTGTTTAAGATAATCCTTGATAATACCCCCAAGACCTGCATCACCGAGATCAAATTTGCCCGCGAGAACATTCGCGCGAATTTCTGCTTGATGTGTTGCCTCATATATATTTGAACCTATTCCCTTAAATGTGTCAGAGACCCAAATCCCGAGTTTTCCAAATACGCGTCTGCACGTTTTGTCAATTTCCGTAAGTCCACGATATATAGAGGAATTTTTTCCTGCCAAATTATCGTAAATGTCATTGCCGATACCTTTCCAAAAGTTTACAAAACCGGTACCGTCGAGTCCAACCGCATTAAGGATGTTTTCAATGCCTTCTGTCATACGCTTTAAAGGCGCATAGACTTTCTCGTCGTTTCCCCAACCGGATATAAGCTGCTGCAAGTCAGAGCCGAATTTAAACATCGTGTTCCACGCGCTGTGCGTAAACTCATAGATTTTAGCTCCGACCTTCGTCCAATCAATATCGGGCATCAGTTTAAAATCTTCAAACTCTGCTTTTGTCGCATCAGCTGCGTCGGCGGCTTCATACAACTTAGCGATATCTTCATCACTTACAAGTCCCGCCGTAAATGCCCCTAAGGAGCTGCCGCCGGAAAGTTTTGATATCGTATCAAAACCTGCAAGTTTGGAAGCTGCTTTTTGAACATCTCCAAGTGCTTCTTCATAACCCTTAGCAGCGTCTGTTGCATTATCTGTTGAACTGACCGCGCCGTTCATAGCATCTGTAACAATATCACCAATAGCGTTTTCGCTTTGATTTGCATTGCCGATTAACATAGTTAATGCCGTACCGATAAGCAAAAGTGCAGTGTAAGTTCCACCGAGTGCAATTTTTAGTTTATTGACTATCATTATACCTGCAACAGCAAACCCTATTGCGCGAGTTGCAGGGCTGTCAAGAGCGGCAAGTGCAGATCCTATTATTGAAATACCTGTGGATAGTGCTTTGATCGGTGGAGCGAGAATATCCATAACGTTACGCATAGCCGGCAGAACCGACGATATCAGCGGCTGAAAAGTAGCGCCCAACTGTTCCTGAAAATCACCGAAATCGTTCTGAAGCTGTTTCAGCTTTCCGGTGGGAGTATTCGCAAGCAGCTCGTTCATATTCCCCACCTTATCACCGATCGCATCAACAAGCACCTGTGCTCTTTGGCTCTCTGTGCCGTATTTGAGCACCTGCTCCTGTGCTTCGGTGAACATAATGCCCTGCCGCTTTAACGACGTGTACTGACCGTTGAGAGCACGTCCGAGCATATCCGCGGCGGATGTCGCGTCCCCTACGCTTGCCTCATATCCGGCATTTTGTGCTATCAGGTCATTCATTGCAGGAATGAGCATTTTCAAGGTGCTCGCCTGACCGGCGTAGGTGGTAAGCTGCTGAGCACCCGCAAGCTGTATCTCGTCACCGATGACCCCGACCTGCTGCTGTGCGCTCGCAAGTTCCTTTATGCTCTGTATCTCCTCATCCGTTGCGTTCATACGCTGCTTCATGTGTGCGGTCAGTTTAAGCTCGTTCTGCATCTGCACCACATACGCGTCGTTGCTGTCTTTGAGGAATTTACCGATACCGAGCGTTGCAACAGTCGCTTTGAGCTTCTTGAACGCCGCTTCAAGGCTTGTAACAGGTGCCGTTTTCAGTTTTGGCAGCTCGTCTGACAGTTTTTTTATCTTATCGGCTGCGTCCGCGGCATCCTTCCCCGCACTGCCTAAATTATCGGAAAATGTTCTGATATCCGCAAGAGCGCCCTGTAAACCCTGCTGCATACTTTGAAGTTCGGAACGTGTCTGCTCCGCCGCCGTGCCCATCATGCCGATACGCGGTGACGTGTATATCGCCGCTTCGCTCATGGATGTAAGTGATACGCTCGCACGGTCGGATGATGCCGCAAAACGTTCGAGATCCGCCGTACCGCTTCCGAAAGATGTTAGTCCCGACACTGCCTGCGATACGGATGCCGTAAACTGCGACATCTGCTGTGCTATCCCGGACATTACAGAAACGAGATCTGAAATATCGCCTTTTGCGTTTTCGGCACTTCCGCCGAGGCTTTCAAGCGACTGTGCGACGTTTGATATATTCGCGCCCGCACCGCCTGTATCTGCGGAGATCTGTATGTTGAGCTCATCGACCATTGACATTGCTCATCCTCCTTTTGCGTGCTTCAAACTGCCGCCCGAACTGCTCCAGTGCCGCATAGCTTTCCTGCCAGTTTTCCGCGGAGATCTGACCGTCTTCGGTACGTCCGAACAATCCCGGAAACGCCCGTTTTATCGTTGACGGGAGCTTTATATCTGTGCGGCTGTATGCTCCGCCGTAATAGGCGACAAATGCAGAATTTATCATCTCACCGCGCTGTCTCGCTTCTTCTTTTTCGCCCGCGTAACGCAGCACCGAAGCGATCTCTCCGACTGTCATGTTCCGAAAGTCCGAGACACTGACACCGGCTGATACCGCTGCCGGTAACATATCGTTTATCAGGTCTGTGGCGTTGTCGTAGCGCTTTCCTTCTCTGCCATTGCCGCCAGTGTCTTTTCCGCTTTCCTGAGCAGTGCCGCCGCCTTTGCTTCCTCGACTTCCTGTGCTTTGATGTATGCTTCTTTCTGTGTATTGACCGCACTGCTCTTCAAAAAACCCGATGCCACCATAATGTCGAAGATGAGGAAAGTGTACTCCTGCAGCCCCTCGCCGTCCTCGGTCATTTCGTCGTAGATCTCGAACGCCTGACGCTTTCTGTCCTTGTATTCGCCCTCCGGAAGAGCTGCCGCGACGTAATCGGCAGCCACAGCAAGTTTATCGAGTTCGGCAGTCTTTGCAAGAAGTGATGCGGATGCACGTTCCTCGAACTCCACCGCCCTCTCCGCTGTTATGCGAAGTTTGAGTTCATCACCGTTTTTGCGTGTATATATAATGTAATTTGCCATGTTAATTACTCCTTGTTTTCAAAATAAAGGCGGGTGCTGCACCCGCCTGTTTGTTTGTGATATCTGATCGCGTATTATGTACCGCCGCCCGAAGAAGAGCTGCTGCCGCCCCAGTCTGTTACCACGCACGACGCGCGGTATTTGAGCGGCTCTCCGGGGGCTGCCGCGAGCATGAAGAAGCGAACATCAGCCGTAAAGTTGTGCGACGCATTGCCCGGATAAGTAACGCTGCAAGATGCGTTATTGACATCTGTCGGCAGCGAGCCCGTGTAAATGAAATCGAAGTTGAGAGTCTGGACATCTTCAAGTCCTGCTATGTAACGCTTTTTCACAAGATCGTCGAAACTTGTTACATCTACTTTCTCGGGGTCTGCACCCATATCGGGCGTTGCGCAGCATTTTGCCGAAGCTCCGCCGATGCTGACCTGAATACCCGCCGAGAGATATCCCGAAGTACCGTCTGCCATTGTTTATACCTCCTACAAAATTATTCTGTGATGCGAATAATCGACACCGCAGGAATACTGCATCATATACCGCTCCATTGCACCCTCTGTGAAGGGTCGAGCGGTCCTGCGGGTAAATCCCGCCGGTGTCAATATCTCGTCTATTGACCGTGCAAGCTGCACGGTGCTCAGTTTATCGAGCGTGTACGCGTCCACCTGTACCGTTATCCGCGTGAAATACTCGCTGCCTCCGCAGGTCATTGCGGTATTGGACGGCACCGAAAGCACGATAAGCGGAAACGAAACGTATGTGTCACGGAACGAAAGCTCTATCTGCGCACCGATCGGTGTGAGAAGTTCCGCAACATGGGGAAGTATGTCGATCATGAACTCCCTCCTCCCCCGGCAGCTTTGAGAATATCGTTGACAAGTGCATCTTTTACCGCCTGTTTTCTTGCTTCAAACGCCGGGCGAAGATACGGTCTCGCGGGCTGCGGATAAGCTGTGTGGAACTTTCCCTCCGCGTCGCAGTACACCCATTTTACTTTTGTGGTGTGTGCAACTGCGGGATCACCCTTTGAGCCCGTGCCGAACTCAACATAGGGTGCGTACTCAGCATTTGTGCCTACCGCATAACGGCACTTGTCGAGTTTCTCGACTGTGATGCTTTTCCTCAGCCGACCCGTTCTGACAGCGCCTGCGGCGTCTATGTTGTTTACCGCACTTTTTTGGATGCCGTACGCCGATCTATGCAGACTGTCATCAACCACTTTGTCAATGTCTCTGCCCAGTGCTCTCAGCTTTGTTATCACGCCTTGTAAGCCTTTGATCTCAACTGCTGCCATTGTAAACACCTGCCTTTTCAAGTGATGCCGTCTTGTGCGTGCTGAATATCAGAACGGAAACGACCGTGTATTCTCCGTCATGAAGAGCTACACGGTCATTCTTCCTGATATCCTCTGACCGTCCGACGATCAGCGTGTACATTGATGAAGCCTTTGCACCGAACATTTCCACAGAAAAAGCATCCGATGCCGGCGCAAGCTGACCGGTAACTGTTCCCGCGTCCTGGTACTCGTTTTCGCTGCCGATATATCCGCTTGCAGCACTGACGGCACGCCTGACCGGAAATGTCTGTGTATCAATTCTCATCAGCCGCACGGACAACACCGACCTTTCTCGGATAGTTATTCAGGCGTGCCTTATCGTCCTCGGGAAGTACATCAAACGCACGGCTTATACCGCCCTCGGAACGTGAGCTCTCACCCTCTGCGCCCTGCATATTGTACGCAATGACCGCAAGTTTCACCGCAAGGCTCTCCAGCCGCTGGGGGAGTTCATCACGCCCGATGATGTCGAGCAGCTTGTCAACGGCTTCATCAAGCAGCGTGTCAACATACTGTTCCTCACCCTCTTTTGTCGTCTGCCCCAATCGGGCTTCAAATTCAGCGTACAGACTATGTGTTCCCGCCACCTGACTCACCCGCCTTTACGAGCCGACAACGACGGTTATGACCGCAGACGCGGCTACCGCTTTCTTATCCGCATCGACCGCCGCTACGCAGATCTTATGCCCGGAAGTTGCGGAAACTATACCGTCCGCGGGAAGTGCTGTCCAACCGCTCGACAGGTTGGTGCCGAGTGTCGGAGCCGTTACAGACGAAGCTGTCTTGTAAACGATCGACGCACCGGAAGTGCTGCCCTTGACCGTGACCTTGCCCTTACCCGCCGCGTCCGCTTCCATTTCTGCGTCAAGCGTACCGAACGCGCCGTAATTGACCGCGATACCAGCCTTTTTCTTGTCGAATACGAAACAGTCGTGATAGATAAGACCCTCAACAAGTCTGCCGGCTATTCCGGGCGGGTCATCATGTATCTTGTAATCCTGTATCTTCACAGGCGCGGGACTGCATATCGGATGTGTTATGATGAACGATGCGCCCGCGGGCATTCTCCTGCTCGGGACCGCGATGATCGCCACGCCGTCACACTCGCCCACCTGCCCCTTGAAAATGATCTTATCCTGTGCGAGTTCTGTTGCGCGGGTATATTCGGGGGAAGTTTTGAGCAGCTCTATGAACTTATTGCTGCAAAAAGCGACACGTCCTTCAACGGGGAACTCCTCGTCGGTAACAGCCGTGTTCGCCGCAAGGAAAATGCTGTAAGCGTTCGCGGCAGTGACCTCGGTATATACCTTGTTTCCAGCCTTGTTCGCCATTACCGCAAGACGGTAACGGTCTATCTCGGGAACGATCACATTGTCTATCTGTCTGCGAAGCGCCGCACCCGCGTCACGCACTCCCTCGGGAGAGTCCACGGCGTTAGTCTTGTCGATCGTGAAGCTGAACGACTTAGCCTGTGTCATGGTCATTTCCTGCACGCTGTCCTCCAGCTCCGTGGGTGTGCCGTACCGGTTCGCGCCGTTCGCGTTGTAATCGTTGAGTTCCGCCGTCTGCATAGAATAGACCTTGACGGACTTTGCGCCGATGAAATCGACATTGTTGTTTACGCCCGCGTCGGTGAGCGTACCCTTGCGGATGACCTCATCGACCGCGTTTGAATACTTTTCCGCTAAATTGATAGCCATTTTTATTACCTCCTGTTACTTTACTCCGAGACCCGCGAGGAACGCGTCCCCGGATGAATTGCCGCCGCCTGCTTTGGGCGGCTTGCCTTTCAGCTTATCGTTGACCGCTTTCTCGACCGCCGAATTGAACGCCTTTTCGACCGTCTCCATAGACTTCCTGCAAGCGTCCGCACCGGTGAGGTCGAGGATATCGGCGAGTTCTGCGGGAAGTCCCTTTTCCGCAAGCTGCGTTACAGCTTCCGCGTGCAGTTCGCGTCTTACGACAGCCGCTTCACGGTCGGAAAGCTCCTTCTCACGCTTCTGCCGTTCATACTCGGCTTTCTCGTCTGCCTTCATCTTTGCGAGCTTTGCGGCTTCATCAGCCTGAGCCTTTGCATCGGCTTCCCACTTCTGCTTTGCAGTATCGAGAGCCTTGCCCACACGCTTGTCGAACTCACTCTGATACGCCTTGTTTCTGAGCACATCGTCAAACGTTGGCTCTTTGTCTGCCGCATTTCCCGCATCGGTATCGGTCCCGGCATCCGCACCGGACTGATCGGACTGTCCGGCAGCGTCCGGTTCCGCGAAATACTGCATTGAGATGTGAAGCGTCGGTCTTTTGCTGAAAATATACATGGTGTCCTCCTTGCCCGTCCCGTAACTTGTCCGGAACGTTCATAAATGTTCTTGCCCGCGGGAATTTCTCCCCGTGTTCATTGTTGTATAAAAATAACGCGTACCGGAGCACACGTTATATTTATCATATTTTTTCTATCAGGTAATTGTTGAGCGTCTGCTCCGCTTTTTTGAGCTGCTCGGTATTGTTGCCGTCGATAGCGTGAGCAGTCAGCGCCTGCAAGCTCTCGATGATGATCTTGTTCGTGGCTTTCATCGTCTGTTCGAGCGCGTACATCTTCTCGGCATCGGACTCGAAACGTTTGTTGCCGAGAACGAGACGTTCTTCTATCTTCCCGCACTTTTCTTCCAGCGCGGCGATACGTTCATCCTGCTTCTTGTTGGGAGCTCTGATCTTGTGGATGATGCTTGCAAGCACCGCGCCCGCACCGGAGAGAGTTATCACTCCGCCGCATACCGCAAGGACTATCTGCCATATGTCGGCAGGGTTTATTGTTATCGGTTCCATGGGCTTTTCTCCTTCGTTTGATTATAAAGACAACGCCGGGGCGGCTGTCCCGACGCTGTGATTATTGATGTGTTTTTTCAGATTCTCCTGCATAGATTTTTATTTTACACTCATTCAAACGCTTGCAAGCCTCTTCGAGCTCGTTTATTTTGCATTTAACTTCGTCCAGCAGGGTCAGATACTCTTCTGCGTTTTCTATTGATAATTTTACTGAAAGTTCTTCAACTTTCATTTTGTCAGCCTCCTTTTTGGCAAAAGAAAAGCGCTTACCGAAGTAGGCGCTTGAAAAATTATGGTAAATACTTAATATTCATGTGTCGATGTTCAATTTCATATGAATAATCATTATTATTCAAAGATATATAATAAATTTTATTGGCAACTATATCAGCAGCACGAACAAGAACTTTTGAAGCAGAATTACAAAATTTTAAATTGACACATCTCATCTTCGGAAATAAAGGTTCATAAAATATATTCCAATGATAGTTATATGTACCAAATTTCAATTCCTGTTCCAATGCTTCTCGTAACTCATATCTCCCATTTGTTGCAGTCGTATGTTCATCTACAAAGAAATAGATATTTTCAACATCTGATGCCAAAAACAGCCCATTTTCTATCATTTTAGCCAGCGCATATTTTACACCTATTTTGTAAGCGTAATCTAAATACCGCTGTTTAGTTTTCTTGTTATCAAAAATACTATCAAGCATGTTTTTCTGTGAGACAACTACGCCAAATTTGTAATATTCATTAAGTGCACGGTACAACTTATTCTTATTCTTATTTGATACGGCAGATGCTTTTACTTCTTTGTCCCTATCGACAGCGCCGCTTGTATATATCGCTTTTTCGGCTTCTCTATATTTCCTTATGCATTCATCTTTGCTTTCTTTGTCAAGGAAAATCAGTCCTCCGAAAACAAACTTTTCATTATGGGTTTTATCGAGTACTCCGGATTCATCAGAATAAACAAATAAATTCACTGTTTCACCACCACTAATAAAAAAGCCGCCGAAGCGGCCCCTGTATGCCGACGACAGAGAATGCCGCTTAAGCGTTAGCTCAGTCATACAGGTGTACAGCGTATTCCTACCTGCAATTATATTATACACCATTTGATGTCAAAAGTATACATACAAAATCGACAAAAATTTAATTCAAATTCTATGGATTTTGTTCAACCCGCTCACGGAGTGCGTAAGTTAAATTATTGTTTTCCTATATAGTCCAAAATGCTTTCACACATTATACCCGCACTATTTGGCTTGTAATTTTCATCTAAGCAGTGAAGCGTTAGATAGTCACCAACCTTGTCTTCTATTTGATCTAAATCAGAATTAGGGTCAATCCCGATAGACTTCAAAAAATTAATTTGTTCCCTATTCATTGAGATCAACCTCCCCATATTTTTTCAGCTTATCTTTACCGGTTGGCCAAGCCGTTGGGATTACTCCAGTATCAGGATTTATATTAACTGTTGTGGTTTTCCCAATAAATCTTTGACTTGGTCTACCCAATTCATCAACAACAGTATCACGAAAATGGATAGGGTGTGTCAATGCATTGATCATTCCTTCAACACTCAGTTCCCTTTGTTCTATGCGCTCATTTACATGCTGAGATAATTCAGTAACAGTAACTCCACTTGTTGTTATTGTTCCTATTATACCACCATTCTCGGCAGTTGTCAACTGTTCCTGCGAGTTTTCTGCCGCTGACTTTTCCGCTGAATTCTCCGTCGGTGTTTGCTCGGCTGCTTTATCGGCATTCTCCGGAAGTGCGTTCATCTCCGCGATCTGCCGGTCAAGTTCCCGCTCGATATCCTCTATCGAACGCCCGTCGAGAAGCCTGTCGATCTCCGCCTGAACATCCTCGTCAGACTCCATGACCGCGCCTATCGTACAGCAGCAGGTCGGGTGCATCGGTGGGAGATTAACGCCCACAACCGCATCGGCTATCTTGAAACGCTGCCCGTCGAGATCGTCGCAGGTGTCACAGGCTCCGTTGCTCTCACCCGCAGACATGAATTCGTACTCGTCAAATCCCGCGTCGGCAAGCCCTTTGAGTTCTGCCTGATTGGTGCAGTAGGTGTGCTCTGTACGCACTACCCGTGCCGCCTGATACATACCCGAGCCGAATTTATCGCGTATCTCCGCTGCCATTTCGGCTTCGCTTGCACCTGTCAGCTCGCCGTTCAGCAGTACCCTTTTGACTTCCCGCGAGAGCTCGTCCGTGTTGTCCCAGATGCGTTCCGAGAAGTTCACACCTTTCCAGTCGTGGTCGATTATCTCATTTACCGCCTTTGTGTTGGTCAGTGCAAAGCTGTCCATTATCCCGCGGTCGGTCGTCGGCGTGAAGTCCCGTATCGGCTCATCTGCCCGGGGCATCGTGTTTATCGGTGTAGGCGCTTTTGCGGGAGCCGCCGCAGGATCGAGGTCGATAACAACAGCTTCGGAAGGCGGCAGGCGTTTTGCTTCATCGAGCGTGATGTTGTACGCCTTTTCGATCTCTGTTTGCAGGAACCGCCGGTCAGCGGCGATCTCCCCGCGTGCTATGTTTTCAAGCGTTTCCTGCGCGTTCTTCGCGATCTGCTCGGCACGCTGCATCCGGTAGCGATACGCCGGCGCGGATATCTCCGCGAGTATGCGGGTCTTTTCCTCGCTGTCGGTCATGCTCTCCGCAATTGTGCGGAGGTTGTCGGCAATGCTGCGGTCGTAAACTACGTGTCCGAGAAGATCTTTGGCGTCCTTCTGCGTCAAGCCAAACGCGCTCTGATAACCCGCAAAAACGTTCTGCACCTGCCGCGCAAGTTTCTCGGCAGCGTGTGCATACGGGACCGCGAGAACTGCGGCAACACGTTCGGTCTGCACCAGCGCGGCATCATCGAGTATCGCGAGACGTGCCGTCCAGTAAGCCTTGTTAGCCTTCATCAGAGCTTCTGCAATTTTCGCCCGTGTGAGCGGCTTTGACTTTTGCAGCTGCCGCAGGGTCTCCGCTATTATCCGGTCATATTCTTCATCGAGCTGCGCCCTTACCTCGTCTTCATTCATTACATCCTACCTATCGGCGTATGCAGATCACCGTGCAGAAGCGACTTCTGAGTGTTCAGCATCATATCCGCGTTTGCCTGTTTTTCTTTTTCGACTGCATTTATCTCACTTTCCGGGTCTTTCACGAACGGCAGACGTGATATCAGCGTTTTCTGCGATACCGTCCCCGAAAGAGAATTTATAAGCTGTGCAAGTTCAAGCTCATTTGCCGGCAGCGAGTGTGTGAACTGCATCTCGATATCGCTGACCGGTATCACCGCACCGCCTTTTGCCGCAATAACATTCGCGATACACTCCAGACGATACCGCAGACCTTCCGCGAAATAACGCTCCTTGAACTTTGTCATCTGCTCCAATGCAAGCATCTTGAACTTCATTGCAACACCGCTGACATTTCCGGCAAAATTCTCGTCGGACATATCCGGAACACAGCTGAACTTGTGGATATCGTGAGATATCGAGCGGGAAAGAGTCTCGACACTGCCCTCGTCGAGCTGACGGGTGAGAAACGACGCGTCGCCTTCCTTGTCGAGCGTCATAACGCCGTTCTCTTTGATCGCGTTGTACACTTCCGCACTTTCCTCGTCGGTATCTCCGAGCACCTGCCCCTTTATGACGAGAAGCGCCTTAACGAACTGCTCTTTGTCATTTACGCGGTCGGACTGGAGCGTGTTGTACGCGTCGATGAGTGATACGACATTCTCGAAATCGCCCATGCGTTCGGCGTTGTTGTATATCTCGTCTATCGGCACCTTGCCGAAGAAATGCGGTACTGTCTCACCCGCGGACTGCAAGCCTTTGCTCGTTGTAAGCGTGATCTCCTGCGAATACAGCGACGTGCAGATGTTCCCGCGATAGCATTTCAGAACGCCGTTATCATCGAGAACAGGATAGTAATGCACCCCGAAGAGCGGCTTGTGTTCGACTGTATCATCATATACAACGAACGTTTCCTGCGGGGGCAGCTTCGCAAGTCTGATCTGTGTCTGTTCATCCACCCAGATCAGTTCATAGGAACGCCCGTAAATCGCACTGTCGTGTGCGAGGTCGATGTCCTGTGTCGGCGCATCGGCTGTTCCGAGTGCATCGGTCAGCGCCGCGATATCAAACTCTGCGGTATATGTTACCGGTTCGCCTATCAGGTACGCCGACGTGAAATCCGCTATGTATTTTGCGTGGTTGCAGACGAGTTTGTTGTTGCTTAGATCAGCCGCCTTTTTCCTGTCAAGTATGCTGTGCCTGCCGCGGTAATAATCATCGAGCATTTTCAGCCGGTCAGCTTCTCTCTCATGACGCTGTATGAATTTCGCCGCCACCTTCGGAAGATCCTCCGGTGACGGCAGTTCGGACAATGTGAATATATCCATATCAGTAAACTCCTAATCCTGCCTTGCTCATTACGCCGACTTTGCGTTTTCCTATAATCGTTTCGAGCGCATACCGCGCAGCATCTATCGTGTGGTTGTCTTTATCCGGGAAGCGCGATATGAAATTTCCGTTTTTATCCCGCTCATATTCATACGCTTTGAACTCCCTGTAAGCGTTGGGAGTGCGGCGCCTGTCAAATACGATCTTGTCGAGATATTGCAGCCAACCGATACCGTAATCCACGCTGTCGGGACCTTTGCGTGCACCGGTCACTTTCAGTCCACGATCGTTGAGATCCGATATCGACTTTGGTTCCGCCGAATCAGCCGTTATGTAGCTGCCCGACGGCTGACGTTCTTTTATCATCTCCGCTGCCCGCTTATTGGATAACTTCACCTGATATATCTCGTTCACGAAATATAACGTGTTATGCGCCCGGTCGTATGCCAGTTGCAGCCACGCGAACGGATCGACCGCAAATCCGAAGTCTATGCCGTAATAAAAATGCCCGAATGTTGCTATCTCTTCATCGGTCATCCGGCGTTCTTCGATATTGTCGAACACCGCGCCGCCGCTGCCTGTTGCTTCCCCAAGATATTCGTGACGATATGCGAGCTCGTTCTTTTTCTTCAGGTGTCCGGCATCAATAAAGAACTGCTCGCCCAGCCAGTCTGCCGGAACATCGAGATATGTCGAGTGAACTGTCAGACGGTCTTCCCGTTCATCCTCCGCAAACACATTCGCCCAGTTGTCCCGGCTTTTGGGCGGGTTAAACGAGAAGAAATTCCAATATGCGGGACCGCCTCGGTTTGTGGACTGCAATACCGAACGTATATCCTCTGCGCCGCCGAACTGGTCAAGCTCCTCGAACCACGTTATGCCGATATATCCGCGCTCCGGCTTTATCGACTTGATCTTCAGCGGATCGTCCGCTCCCCGGAAATAGATATGCTGCCCCGTAGGCTTGTATATAAGTTCCGGCGGGTTCTTCACGACCTTGAAATTATCGCTGAGTTCCAATTCCGCAATCGCCCACTGCATCTGGTTAAATACGCTGTCACGGAGAGTGTTGCCGTACTGACGCAGTATCAGCGCATTTACGTCGGGATGCTGTATCAGCAGCGGAGGTATCACTTCACTGATGAACGACGATTTCGTTGACCCGCGCCCGCCCTTGAAAAGATATTGGGTGTGCTTATGCCCGAAGATGTCAAAAACAGTCTGATCAAAAACCGGAGCGGTATGATCGAGCAGTTCAATTTCCGGCATCGTTCCCGCCCCTCGGTGAAATATTTATCACAACAGGTTCGGCAGCTGCTGTCTTGTCGTCTTCGTCCTTCCAGCCGAAATTATACCGAAGCGAGAACTGGGCTCCGCGGGCTCCGTCTCTGTCAAACAGCCGTTCCTCCGCGTACTGCTCGACTCTTGCCTTCGCGCGCGTTATCGTGTCAAAAAACTGCGCCTTGCCTTGATAATTCAGCAAGGATTGTCTGTTAGTAAATCCCAATGCAACCGCAAGTCCTGTCATTGTCGGAGGTCGCTCTGACTTACGGCAATCCTTGAAATATTTCTCGATCAGTTCTTCTATCTCTGCCGCATTTGTAAATTTAGGCTTACGTCCCGTTTTCGCCATTGTTCTCACCTCGCTTTCTGTAATCGTCTCTGCGCGATTTTTGACCCTAAACGTAAAATTACCCTGCCTGTATCATAAACCCTCAAAAATGCCCCGTTTTTCGCGGCGAAAACGGCACATAAACGAAAAGCCCCGGAATTGCACCGGGGCTTCCCGTTAAGGAAGAATCTATGAACCAAAAGCAAGTGACTGGATGCAGAGACAGGACTCGAACCTGTGATCTCAAGGGTATGAACCTTGCGAGATACCGCTTCTCCACTCTGCCGGATCCGCCGCAGGCTTCCCCGCGACGGGATTTAAGGAAGGAAACGCATTTGAAATCGTCAAACTTCTTATGCTATCATTATAGCATGGAAAAAGTATCATGAGGTATTAACTTTTCAATGTCACGCAATGCCTTACGATGCAAATATCCTGTAATGTGCTTCTCGGAATAGTGCATTTTCAATGCAATTTTACGCCAGCTGTACCCGTTCAGATACCGCATTTCAAGCAATACGCGGATGCTGGCATCTTCGACCCGGGATATCACGTTCACGATCTCCCTGCGGGCACTGATAAGTTTGTCGGCCTCGGCTCTGATCTCCGCTTCAAGATCTGCTATCCGTGCGGCAGTGCGCCCGACCTTATCCGAGACATTGCCGTTACGGTCGAACATCGAAGACGGAGAGCACTTCGCCGCAAGTTCCCTGCACTGCCTGATCTCCTCGTATTTGCAGTCTATGTATGCGTTCAGGACATGAACACGGTTCAGATATTCTTTAGCTGTCATCTTCATCCTCCTCGAAAGAAAATCCCGCGTCGTGGAGCTTCTTCATACACAGCCAGCAATCATCTGTCGGGGCAAGCTCGTAATGCCGGACAAGTTCCGCGACCTCTTTGTGATACGCCTTGTAGAACTGCGTTAAACGCTTTGCTCCCCATCCGAATACGCTGTGCAATATCCATAGTGAACGGCAGACAAGCTCTGCTTCATGTTCCTTCTCGAATTCTATACACTGACGGTTGGCTTCCCGCATCAGAGTATTATGCTGACTGACACTGAATTTACGTTGAATATGTGCACGCATTTTAGTCCTCCAGCAGTCCGCTCACAGTATGGTCGTCGTACTCGGGAATACTTTGCAGCCGCGGAGGCTGTATCTTCCCGCCGCACTCCGGGCAGACGTTTACGAACGGTACATACTCGGGTCTGATATCATACCCACACTCGGGACAAATGAATTTTACCTTCCACGTCATTTTCTTACCTCCAGTTCACACAGAAACGCTATATTGCACGCAAGGTGCCACAGGTGCGGAAGCCCGGACTCTTCATCTACTGCATCGGGATCCTTGAGGTACGCAAGGAAATGTCTGTATGCCGCGTCCTTGTACCTCTCCGGTGCTACCTGCTTCCAGCTGTCACGCTTGTGATACTTCTCGATGCCGTATTCCCGAACACGGGCGATAGCGGTTATGATCTCCGGCGGAACAAGCGTAAGTCTCGGCTTGCCGGCGTCGGCTTTTATGTTCTGGTCAAACATTGTCGTTTTCCTCGCTTTCGTCCATTTCAAGACTTGATAACAAGCTTAACTCCTTTTCTGATTTATTTTTAGCCCATTCAATCCATTTCTCAACGTGCTTTATGGTGTCATCGTCAGCAACAAAGAATATATCTACAGTCATAATTCCCCTTGACAGAAATTCCTGATGTGTGCCTATATCTATCATCAGATCTTCAAGGTCTTGCGGATAAAACCTATCTATTTCTACTGTATTTTTCTTTTTTCCAAGTCTGATTGATTTTATGCTCCCTACTACCAACTCGAAAGATCTGTTTCCATCCGCATCTCGTCTCGATATAATACGACCTATCTTAATACCGACCGCAATTGATACATTTTCATAAGTAACCGTAATATCACTCGCCATTGTTATTTCACCTCCTCGTCCATTTTCGCCCCGCAATGGGGACAATATTTAGATTCAGCCCCATTCTCAGGGTACCCACATATTGAGCAACGAACTACTCGTCCTAAAGGTACCATTGCTGCTTTGTTGTCATCGAAATCATGAGTTATTACCCACCGCCCGTGAATAACTGGGGCCACATCGGCGGGTGGTATATTATCAATTATGTCGATTGCCTCAGTTATCCCCGCATCATATCCGCGTGCCCACTCATCAGAAGCGTCGCAGCCGCCTGCATCGTGTAGCTTCTGATATGCTTCATTTCTCGAAATATACTCGCTCACGGTTCCCACTTCCTTCCCAGATACTCGATCTTCACAATATCCCCGCCGTCGCCGTACAGCCCGCCGTACTCCTGCAGTGCCGTGAACGTCCCGGCGAAGTACACGATATTGTCCAGCGCGTTGTCGTCGTAGATGAATTCCAGCACGCACGTCGCTGCCTGACCGTCGTAGTTCTTCGCGGGGTGCCCATAGAACGGGGCGCTGCCGTCGTCTTTGAATTCCCCGAGCATGACATACATCTCGGTACCACATTTCAGCGTTACCCGAAAAGCGGTTCCGATCTCCCGCCCGTAGGCGCTGCCCATAGCTGCGAGGAAGTATGTACGATCTCCGTCTGAATAACAGCGGATGCCATACTCACCCGTGAACGCCTGAAGCTGCAGCGCCCATTGTTCCGACTTCTTGTCTGTGATCGAGGTGTATGGCATACCGGAGATCACATTCGTGTGACCTTCCGGCAGACGTTCTTTTGCATTCGCCTGCAAAACTTCGTCATTATCACCGGACTCCAACTCATTGAGTTGGTTTTCTTCCTGCTGCGATTTCGCAGCGATCTCATAATCAATGATGATCCGGCGAAGTTCCTTGCTGTTCTTCTGTTCGGCATTAAGCTCCAGCTTCAATTCATCAATACGTCTCACAAGCCCCTCGTTTTCGAGTTCAAGCGAGTAGTTGCGTTCCTCGACTTCATCACGCCTGATGCGGGTGTCTTGCAGCTCCGTGATGTTATGTATCGCAAGTACCGCCGCAAGCATAGCAGCGGACGCGAATATCGCTATGATGATTATTTCAAGTGTCATTGCTGTTCTCCTCATTATAACCCCATTCCCGGCAATGGCCCGAAGTCAACTTCATCGGCGTTCTTGCTCAACAGCGTTTTATTTGCTTTAAACATCATCTCATACGAGACCATACGCTTTTTGAACCGAATAGCGTGATCCAGCCCGTTCTTGTAGCTTTCATAGCCTATCTGAGACAAAAGCTCCGCAAGCTCTTCATCGTTCATAGATCTGATCTTGTCAGCAACAGTTTTGATATTACTCATTTTTTATTCTCCTTTACAACTTCTTCCCAGCTCGCAATTACTACCGCGTTTTTATTTTTGTCAAGCAGCTCTACCTGATAATACCACCGCGGCTCTTTGAAATGTCCGCCGAAGAATATTTTCTGCACCATGTACTCGGATCCTCGGTACCTGACTTTTTGCTGCCGCATTATTACCTGCTTTATCTTTTCCGGGAAGCAATGATCTGCTTCATCCACTGCGTTGTGATATTCATCGAGCAGGTAAGCGCGCCGTTCGTTGAATTGTTTCCGGTCGATGATCTTATCTTTGAGTTCTTCGCATATTACCGCAAGCTGGTCGAAATACTTGTACTCGTTGCCCGGCAGACGGTTATAATCAAACGTGCCGTCATACACACGTCTCTCAAGCTCCCGGAACACTGCCGGGTCTTTGTAATCTTCCATATATTTTCCTTTCTACTGAACGGTTATGAAGGGTTGAGGGCATTTTCTATAAACTATATATAAATTTTATTTTTTTTAAAACAACTGTAAAGGTTTATAGAAAACCCTCCAAACCCTTCAATACCCTTCAGACGTAATCAGAATAATTGCTCCGGAACTGTACCGGCTCGGGATTCAATATCAGACCTTTATAAGCTATCCGCCCGGTGCTGCCCCTTTTTGACGGGTATCGCTTCTTCATCTCGACGCCGAATTTTGTCTGTGACATCTCATACTCGTTGTTCTCTCTCGCCCACTTTGCATACTCGGCATACAGCAGCGACGCCTCGATTTCCCCCTGCTCGACCTCACGGCAGCAGGAATCGATGAAACTTCCGACAACGTCCATCTCACCGCGGTACTCCTTGACGGCATCGAGCACGGCACGCGGCATGTGCAGTCCCTCCGTGCGCCACAGCAGACACCCTCTGACTGCCCAGTTCATTATCCCGGGAAGCTCCGAGCGCAGTTTGTGCGGAAGCTGTCTGTCAACTTTATCGTCCGCGATCTGGACCGTGAACGGTATCAGATGAATACGTCTCCAGATACCCGTATCGGTACCGCGAATTATCGGCTTGTGGTTTGTAGCAATCCACAGCTTGAACTCGGGGCGGAACTCAAACTCGTCGCTATATAACTTACGCGCTGTGACAGGATCGTCACCCGTGAGCTGTTTTATCAGCCCCTCGTTAAGTCTCATGCCCTCGTTGGGTTCTGCCGAAGTGACGAAACGTGCAGCCTTTAAGCGGGCTATATCGCTGTTTGCGCCGCCGTTAGCAGGCTTGATCATGATAGTCTCAGGCTGGATGTTGACCGCGTACGAGCCCATTATCGAGCGCACGATATTTAGAAATGTGGACTTGCCGTTTTTGCCTGTACCGAACAGGAAGAAAACACACTGCTCCTCGATCGAACCCGTCAGCGAATAACCGACTGCTTTTTGCACATAGCGGATAAGGTCTTTGTCGCCCCCGAATATCTCCGAGAGGAACGACAACCACATCGGGCAATCTGCATTATCCGTATAATCGACCTTTGCCATTTTGGTTATGTACTGTTCTGGGCGGTGCTCCCACAGCTGCCCTGTTTTGAGGTCCAGCACTCCCGACGGCGTATTGAATGCGAAAGGGTGCTTGTCCATCTGCGAGGGAGTTATCGGAACACGGTGCATATACTCTGCAATCATAGCTTTTTTGGACTTGTTTGAGCGAGACGACTTCATGTGCTTTGTGAACTGCTTCAACATCTCCTCGTCTTCCTCGGCCTCGTATATTTTACTCTCTGCCTTCATTGCCTCGACGGCTTTATCGGCAAGGCGTCCGTATGTACCCGTGTCATCCTCGCACCATTTGCGTCCGTCGTAGTAGTACCAGTGTTTATCGTAGTAGCAGTATTTAAGCTCTGTGCTGAAAAGATCGCACATCCTGTCCGCATTGCCTGTATCATCGAATGTGTAAAAACGCGGTTTTTCTTCTTCCCCGCCGCTGCCGATACTGATAGAATAAGTGTCCTCGGGTCTCGGTTCATATACAGCAGAGCAATCGGATATTGCTTTCTGTATCGTGATAGTGCCGTAAGTTCCTCCGGACTGCCGTCTGTCCCATTTATCACGATACAGCCCCGACTGGCGGAAGATAACGTCCATGAGATCGGCATCGCACCGGCACCAGAATGCAAGCATATTACAGAATGCCATATCGGCCTCGGACTGTGAGGAATACCCTGTTGTATCACCACTGTACAATGCTCTGAATTTGTCACTGTTTTTGGCGTTGAGTGCCAGCTCCATGATCTCAGATGCCGTCTGAGGAAGCGGGGCAAAATTACGCTTTGGAGCAGGCTCACGGCCACCGCCGATGTACTTCTCATGCAACGGCTTTATGCGCTCGGTGCAATCGGAAATATCAATGTAGCTTGAAAAACTGTTTCCCGTCATGCAGAAAAAGCGACCGTCCTCGTACATCTCGACATTGCCGCGGCGGCGTCCGTTTTTGGGAAGATGCCCGCGGCAGATTATGTGAATGCCCTTGCCTGACTGTGACAGCTCGGTATATGACTGAAGAATATTTATGAACTCGGAGACAATGCCTCCGCCGCCCTGCCGGAAGCTCTCGATATCTTCCCCGACATCATCAACATCCACGCCGAAATACGGAGAATTACCGAACATGAAGCCGATACCCGCGTAATTTGCGGATGCTCTGACAGCGGTATCGAAGTCGCACCATGTGCCGGGGTCGTTTGATCTTGCAAGCTCTCCGGTAACTGCGTTTACAGGCTTCTTTGATATCCCCGAATGTGCGCCCGGATCCGGCTCTGCTCTCCAGCATATCCAGTTGGGGAGCTTTTTAAGCTCCCCCGGAATCAATTCATACATTGTTTACCTCGCATTACATAAACGGATAATCATCATCGGGGGTGACCACAGGAGAAGCAGCGGGAGCCGCAAACTGTGCCCCGGCTGCCTGTGTGGCTTTAGCCTTGAAGACGTGCTTGCAGTCAAGGTGTTTTGTAGGATTGAGCCATTTGACGCGCTCGTTAGTATTGCCGTTATACTCCTCATGCTCCATGTGGGCAAGCACGCACTTGTTCTTAAGATCTGCGATAAAGGCGTTCAAATCGGGGTAATCTTTGCCGTCGGGAAGCGCTGCCGCCTTGCCGACAGCCATTATCTGACCGAACTTATAACCGTTTACGGCCATATCTTCTTTTGTGGGTTCCTTTGCCTTCCATAACGTATAGAACAGGCAAGCGTTACCGTACTTTTGCCCCTGCACGTCGTTGCGTATCGTCAGCGTAAAGTTTAATCCTGTTTTGCCGTTCTTGGTAGTGCGTTCCTCAATGCCGGTGATAATGCACTCGTAATCGCCCTCGGGCTTGATATCGCTGCCTGTTGTTGCTTCCTGTGAATTCATTTTGAATGCCATGATTTTAGTCTCCTTTGATAAGTTTTATTGCATCCCCGGCGCTACGGCAGATGCCCGCTATTGCACCGAAAGATTTCATACGTTCGATAAATTTCACCTGATCGGGTCTTACTTTTCCCGTAGGTGTTTTGACCTCGATAAATACTGCTTTGCCGTCCGACAGCCGCACTCCCGAAAGATCGGAATACCCCGACGGAAGTCCTTCAATCTTGCGCAGATTTATAAGTACGGTCTGTTTGAACTCCTTTGAGTAAACGGGATTGCCCTGCCAGAAGTCCCCGGCATTTGTGCGGAACAGCACGCAGATATCCGCAGTCTCTGCTCTGATCGTGTTTTGAATATCGTGCTCGGTCAAGCTATCAGCCCCCTCTCCTTTGCCTTGTACCATGCCCAGCCGAGCTTATATCCGTGCTCCTTTGCATACGCAATAAGATCGGAATATGTCTGGCAATCGTGCCAGTCGTCATAATGCAGCCGGAATCCCTCGATTTTTGTAAGCTCTGCGCTCTCGTCAACTTCAAGCTCCCGCTCTTTCTTTGCGAACATATACCCGCACCGAGGGCAGACGGGGCGACCCGTCGCAGGTGGAATGAATGTATAGAAACAATCCGGGCAGGTGGTAACTTTTACCTCGTTTTGCTGCTGCTTGTGCTTTGTCTTATCACGTTTTTCAAGCGTCCACTCTCTGTGATCGTCCGGCATACCGAACCGCGCGTAATTGCCTACATGGTCAATAATTACCGCACGCTTGCCGGGCTTGTACCGCATGCAGCGCATAGCCTGCTGGATGTACAGTGTCAGGGACTGCGTCGGTCTCAGCAGTATTGCGCACTCACAATCGGGAACATCGAAGCCCTCGGAGATAAGATCCACATTGCAGAGTATCTTTATCTCTCCGGAACGAAATGCGTTTATGATCGCGGAACGCTCCGCTTTTGGTGTTTCACCGTCAATATGTGCCGCAGTGATCCCCGCAGCGCGGAACGCCTCCGCCTGTGCCTCGGAATGTTTTATCGAGGAACAATAGCAGACTGCTTTTTTGCCGTCCGCGAGCTGCTTGTAATACTTGATAACGTCGCCAAACACGGCTTTTTTTATCATTGCTTTTTCAATATCGGATGTCACATACTCGCCCATTTTTATGTGCAGGCCTGTGAGATCTGCGACCTTTGGCGCGTAATAATCATACGGCGCGAGGAAGTTGTTTTCAATGAGCCACTTTGTCTCGGGTCCGATTATCAGCTTATCGTTGGTATCGCAGAGGCCGTCTCCGTTGAGGCGGATAGGCGTAGCAGTTACGCCTACCCGGTAAACATCGGAAAACGCCTCATAGATGTTTGTGTATGATCTTGCGGGAGAGTGGTGGTTTTCATCTGTGATTATCAGAGACGGCTTTTTGAGCTTTTTAATGCGCCGTGTAGCCGTCTGCACCATCATGATGTCACAATAGTGCATATCAACTCCCCACCGGACGAACGTGAGCGCGATCTGCTCAACGAGCTCCCGACGGTGGACGAGGAAAAGCACACGCTTACCGCCCCATGTTGTTCTTCTTGCGATCTCGGCTACTATACAGGACTTACCGCCGCCGCAGCCGAGAACGATGCACGGAGCTCTGAAACCCTCCCGCCACGCTGCGGAAACATCACGGACGAGCTGCTCCTGATAATCACGAAGCTGCGGCATTGTAATCACCTGTAAAATCGTATTTAAGATTACCAAAGAAATGATCGCACTCCGGGCAGCGAAGCTGTATCGAATTGTTTGAAGGGACATATTTAAGTGTAATAGCGTATGCTGTACCACACCACCCGCAATCATGTGTTTTTATCAGCTCTGTAAGCGGAACATATATCCCGTCAACTTTTATCTGCGGTACCATTGTTTACCTCCTTTTTGGCGCATGCTACGCACATCACCTTGCCGAATTTTGCCGTGCTCGCTGCTGCAAGCTCCTCGGCGTTCTTACCGTATGCGGCGACTATCGCCTTACCACACACAGAACAGCGAGGCGGCTCTTTGCCCTCACTCAGCCAATTACGCAGCTGCTCACCCAGCGCGGGAGTTATTACGCTGTTGAACGTGTCGAGGAACGTCGTATCTTTGGAAAGCGTTGCAGTGTGCTCACGCGAGATCTGGAACACGATATCGAACTCGTACTCTGTGCCATCTCTCTGAATAGGAGCGAGCCCGAGCTTCACTGGAACCATCTTGCCGCGGTCGTTCTGCTCCATTGCATACGCCATTTTGGCGCGCATTGTAATGATGATGTGGCAATCCACGGAGAGGATCGTGTTGACAAGATTGTTCTGCATCTTGCCCGCCTCGTCCCATGCGGTATAGTCATTTTTGCCGGAACGCTTTGCGACCTCGGATTTATAATCGAGGACACCGCCCTCGTTATCCCATGCGTGAGAAAAGCTGTCAACAATAACGACGCCGTCTTTACCGACTGCCTCCGCTGCGGAATTGACGAAGTCTATGTATCTCTCCGCCGAATAAGGTGGAGTGAGTGAGGCGTACAGGAACTCTTCAGTCCCGAGATCGGAACGATCCGCGTAAAAACGCCCGCGCTCGTGCTCGGTGTCTATCAGGGCGATCTTCTTCCAGTCACCTGTAATGCCATAAGCGAGATACAGCGCGGACAACGTTTTACCCGCTCCGGAAGGTCCCGTCATCGCTATACGAGCCTTGGACGATTTGCGGGAAACAAGTTCAAAATTTGCCATTATTTGATCACCACCGATCTTGTTCTCTCGAGCCTTGCAGGAATGTCCTGACCTTCTTTAAGCGCGCCTTTGATTGCCGTTTTGTTTATATCGGGATCTCTGAAACGGAGAAGATCATCTCTGTTGTGGGAACGTGCCCACTCAACGAATACGCCTTCATTATCGACAACGACGCTCTCGGGGTTGTTACGCAGCGACACGGACGCTCTCACGCCCTTGACCTTGTCAAGATTTATCGCGGTCATGTTGTCAAGCAGATACTTTTTGAGCCGCTCGACTTCACGCCGGCAGCGCTCTTTGGCTGTTCTCTGTGCTCTCTCCTGCCGCTCGTGTGCATCGGCTGTCTCCTGATACTGTTTGATCATGCAGGCGATATTTTCCGCTTTGTCGCTGAATTCGCCTTCGATACCGTCGAGAGTATCAAACCACATATCAAGCATATCCTGCTTGTACTTCACAACGTCGTCAATGATGTTTCCTGCGGCATCAATGTAATTACCGTCCGCATCGGTATCGGGCTCGTAGTCGTTAATTTCATCGAAGCGATTGAACAGCTCCGTGAAGTCTGATGTAAGTTCATATAATGCACTCATTTTTTCTTTCCTTCCTTTAACTCTGTTATAACTTCATAAATGCCATCGGACACATCATCGAGGTAATCGAACAATCTGTCCAGAAAGCCCAGCCTGTCATTGCATGTGTCAATGTAGTCAATGAATTTTGTCAGCATATCGACAAGCTGACCGTATCGGGCACTGAACCCGATCTCTTCCTGCTGCTTCATCAGTTCGGCTTCATCTGTGTGGAATCCGGCACTCTCCGCCTCTTTGAGCTTTGCTTCAAGAGCTGTTTTCTCGGCGTGAGCCTGACGGGTGAGCATAAGGTTGTCATGCTCGAGGCCGTCTATAATGTTTTGATATCGCGCACACTCCCGCTCATAAGCGTCATACGAAACGCTGTTATCGGGCGTTTTTTCCTTTGAGTGTATCACGATTTCTTTAGGCGGCCGCGCTTTTAACTCGGTCACCAGATCTTCAAGCTGGGCATTGTCCGCAGAAAGCGACTCGTTGTCCTCCTGCCACTGTGCGATCTCCGCTCTGAGCTTGTCCACATCAGCTTCACGCTTGATCGCTGCCTTTTGCAGCTCTTTGATCTGCTCTTTGAGCTCCCTCACCGAAGCGCTCTCAATGTCAGTTTTCTCGGTAAGCTCTGTGCGCTCGGACTCGTCGAGGGTGGCGAGAAGGAATAATTTTTGCACTCCATTTTGTATCCTCGAAGATACAAAATCACTCGGAAGCTTTTCAATTATTGTTATATATTTGTAAGCTTGATTGCGCTTAAAGCCTACCTCCGTCTCAACGTACTCCTCGAAGTTTTTATACCCGAGTTCCTTGTACAGCTTGCCGTCGCGCATCTGCTTCAAGCCCGTGCACATCTCGTAGAGATCCTGCTGAACCATTTGTGCGTTGGTGAGTATCTTCCTGTTGAGGTTTACCGCCTCGATGTACTTCTCTGTCACCGGCTGTGACTTGTCCGCCGGGGGCTGTTTTATGCTTGGAATTATCATTGTGTTGCTCCTTTTTTACAGAATGTCGAACGTTAGTTGCTCGGTGTTCTTGGCGGATTTTTGTAAGTGCCTGTTTTTTCGTCCCACATTTTAATATTAGCGCACATACCAATATAGCCGCATATTTTCATCAGATTGCCATCACCGGGGCAATAATACAAACCGTTTTCAAGCCGTCTTGAATTACCGCAATGGTTATACTCACAATCTGATCCGGTGATAGCTTTGTAGTTTTCAACACCATAACAGCGTTTCATGCTTGACAACCTCGCTAATCTGTGCTATACTATAAGTGTTAAGATTTTTGCTTGTGCTCTGCGGCTCTGTTGCGGGGCGTTTTTTTGTCTCAGCTGTCAAGTCTTCTCAACTCCAATTCGTAATTAGTGCCGCCGAAACTGAAGCTCACATGCGCGTCGTTCCCTGCGGAAGCCGCCGCCTCGGTTATCTCCGCGCCCTCTGCTATCGCGTTCACAAACTCCTGCATTGCGAGCAGCGCCGCGAAAATGTTGATAGGTTTTATCACAACGTCGCCGGGCAGGAACAGTTTAACGTCACTCTCGACATCGTCGTTTATCTGTCCGGGGTAAGTCTCGGGTGTTTTGGCGGGAACGGCAGGCTCTGCCTCGATCTGTTTCGCTTCGGCGTGCTCAGCCGCTTCTGCTGCTTTCAGTTTCTGCTTGTACATCGTGAAGATGTTCTCGACCTGTTTCGTGGTCAGTCCCTGCTCAGACGCTATCCGTGACGCAGGTACTCCTTTCAACCGGTCGCATATAACTGCGTTTTTCACTGAGTCGCTGTATTTTTTCACTTTTTCACCTTCCCTTTTACATATTTCTTTAATCTCTTCGGGCGTTTTGTGCTCCACCCTGCACAGGTTTTCAAACGCCCACTTCCTGCAAGATGTCGTGTTGTAGTACGACATATAAGCATATATTTGCTCATCTGTCCTTGGCATCCCACAGCTCCCCCTTGAACGTTGCCCACGCCATAACTGCAAGCATCACCGCCGTGACAACGGGTGCGGTCTCAATCACCAGAGCGCCGACAGCGAACGCCGCGACAACTATGCCGAAATATCCTACCTTAGTCATCTTTACAACCTCCTACCACAACGATGCAGCTCTTTGACATACTCCGAAGCTGAGTGACCTTGTAGTGTATAATCGGGTCTTCGTCTCTGAGTAGCTTGTAAATAGCTTTCATCGCTATCTCGATGCCTATCATAGCATACGGACGCTCTTTCGCGGGCAGTGTATTGAGCTCTTCGACAAACTGTGCGCTGTACTGAGCTAACCCCTGAAGCTCCTTAATTTTTGAAGTTTTGACAAACTCCCTGAGTTTTTCGGGGTTGTCCATCCCTTCTTTCAAGGTCTCTACAATGTCAAAGTTGTCCCCGCTGGTAGCAAACATCTCATCAAAAAACTTGTCGCAATTCGCGTACACGTCTAAGTTCTTCATACCGCGTCTCCTCCTATGTATATTGATTTCTCCGATATCGGCGTCATGAGCTGCCCGACCGGCACTTTCAGAACTTTCGATATCTGTTCTATCCTGATGTAGTCTATCGCGTTCTTACCGCGGAGCCAGCAATTAAGGCACTGCCGTGAGATGCTCAGCCGCTCGCACATCTCGGTATTTGAGACTCCGCGGATCGTCATGTAGAGCTTCAGGTTCCGTGGGAACCATTCGCGGATTGACTCCTGTTTCATCTTCTCGCCTCCCATTTCCGCAGGAACACGTCGCGGAAACTCTCGCCCGCGTCGGTTTTCTGCTCCGTTTTCTGCGGTTGCTTCTGTTCTTGCTGTTTATCGCGGTCGATTGCCGTTGTGGGCTGAACATTACCAGTCAATTGTATCACCGCCCTCTGTGAGCTCCCGTTCGATATCCTCGGGCCGTTTTTCCGTGTCCAACAGCATCCAGATAACGGTCGCTATGTCGTGGATATGCAGTCGGCAGAGCCTGTCAAACTGGTCAGGCGTGCCCCGCGTGAACAGCCCGTGTTTTTTGATGTACTGCTGTAGGGTTGGTTTTAACATCTTGTCACCTCACCACTCACACGGGATCTCGAACAACACTTTGTTCTGCCGTATATTTACATCTCCGATAGCGTCAAGCGTGTATTCCTTTTTGTTTTTAGCCAAAGCAATTCCACCTATTCCTTTGCCATTAGTCCAGCATCTAACCACAGACGCCTCGTGCAATATCATCGTGCCGCTATCCGAAGACTTATCTTTGACGCCTATGATTATCCAACCATATTCACATATCACGCATGTATTCATTTTTCATATCCTCCTATAAATAATAATATTTTTTGAACATTTTCGCCGTAGCCGTCGCCGTAGCCGTCGCCGTCGCCGTAGCCGTAGCCGTAGCCGTTGCCGTCGCCGTCGCCGTAGCCGTCGCCGTCGCCGTAGCCGTAGCCGTTGCCGTCGCCGTTGCCGTCGCCGTCGCCGTAGCCGTCGCCGTCGCCGTAGCCGTAGCCGTTGCCGTCGCCGTCGCCGTAGCCGTCGCCGTCGCCGTCGCCGTAGCCGTTGCCGTTGCCGTTGCCGTTGCCGTAGCCGTTGCCGTAAAAGCATCTGTGCACGTCTATATCTGACAACTCTCTCACTATTGTCAATTCGGCTGTAACACTCTTGTCACCGTCGGATATCACGGGGCTTTCGGTTTGAACTTCGAAATAACGGCTGTCGAGCATGTTATAATACTGGAAACAGTCACTAAGTTTTTTGCAAAAATGCAACCCGTTGGAGCACAATTTGATTTCGCCGTCAACATGATAAGTCTTGCCAACCTCAAACTGCATACCGCGACAGGTCATGTCTTTGTTCATGCCCTTGTATCCTTTCATTTTCGCACCTCCTTCCGTTACGCTGTTGTCGGCAGGTTGCCCGTTTTGTCAACCTCTTCGGCAAAAAAAACAAGTGTTTTTTCTTCGTCCGTAAGCCGTAGCACCTCGCAGAGCTTCGTCACCTCGGAAGTTTTGAACTCTCGTTCGCCCTTCATTTTGAGATACATAGACTGCCGCGATATTCCGAGCATTTCAGCCAGTGCAACTATCGGGACTCTGCTCAACGCTATTCTGTCGTTGAGATAACTCAAATTCATTTTAAAACCGCCTCCTTTCATTGGTTGACGTTCCTGTCACCTTTTACATTGTAGCACAAGTTTACAATTTTGTCAACATTTTTCTGTATGGCGTTTTATACAAAATATCGTGTTAAAAGTTGTCAATTATGTAAACTTACGTTTTCAACTGTAAATATATGTTGACAAATTTGTAAAACGGTGGTACAATTATAAATGGGAAAAGGGGGTGACGATATGACTATTGGTGAACGTGTACGGGCTTGCCGCATTGAAAAGGGTATGACACAGACGGAGCTTGCCGAGAAACTCGGATACAAGTCAAAATCGTCGGTCGCCCACATCGAGAACGGCAGAGACATTCCACGTTCTATGGTGGTAACGTTGGCGGGCGTCCTCGACACTACGCCCTCACACCTTATGGGGTGGGACGTGCCGACCGAACAGACCGACGCTCCCCGCGCTCAGCTTCTCGCCGCCTTCGATCAACTGTCAGCAGAGGGTCAGCAGAGAGTTATAGATTACGCCGCTGACCTCGTCGCAAGCGGGCGATATAAAAAAACCACGGCTGATACCGTGGGCAATATAGCATAAAAAAATACCCCGTGCTGTTACCAGCAACACGTGGCGTGGATAAGAAGTGATGTTTTGGGGAGGTGTGGTTTATGCGTACCACATTTTTATTATACCACATTCCCCCCGAAATGTCAACCGTTTAAGGGGGTATTGTTATGGCAACTGCGAAAAAACTTCCGTCCGGAAACTACCGCTGCCGGGTGTATGACAAACGGACGGGCAAAACACGGTCGTTCACTGCACCGACGAAACGTGAAGCCGAGTTCCTTGCGAACGAGTGGCTGACGGGGCGGAAAATCTTACCGCCTGCGGAGCGGACCGTTCGACAGTGCATTGAGGACTACATCGAACTGAAACGCCGCGTCCTGTCTCCGACGACTATTAAGGGCTACCAGAGCTTGCTGAAAAATCAGTTTTCGGAAGAGTTCCTCGACCTGCGGCTTTCCGATCTCGACGATATCACGATACAGCGAGAAATAAACATCATCACAGTGGAGAACTCCCCGAAAACAGTCAGGAACGCAAACGGGCTGCTCTCTGCCACACTCAACACGTACTTTCGTCAGTTCACCTACTCGGTTACGCTGCCGAAAGTACAGCGCCGCGTCCGTGAACTGCCACGCCCTGAGGATGTTATGCCCCTGTTTGTCGGCACTGATATCGAGGTCCCCGTGCTCCTTGCTGTATGGTTGGGTCTCCGTATGTCGGAGATCACCGGCTTGAAGCGTTCCGACATCGTGAACGGGAAAATCACCATACAGCGCACCCGCGTCAGGGTCGAGGGCGGGCAGATCATCGAGAAGAACTACGCGAAGAACGTCCAGAGCCGCCGCCCGCTTGCAGTTCCCGCGCCTATTCTGGAACTGATAAATCAGACCGACGGGGAGTACATCACGGAGCTGTCAGGGGATAAGATATATCATCACTACACGAAGATCATGCAGCGCGCCGGTTATCCCGGTGTAACGTTCCACGATCTCCGACACGTCAACGCGTCTACAATGCTGAAATTAGGGATCCCGGATAAATATGCCATGGAGCGTGGCGGGTGGTCAACGACTTCGACCTTGAAACGCGTCTATCAGGAAACGTTCTCTGACGAGCGTCAGGCGGTTGACCGTCGGGTTGACCAATATTTCTCCGAAATACTTGCCACGAAATCTGACACGACAACCGACAAACCCGCATGAACAGCGTGTCGTCGGTGGGTTCGAATCCCGTCAGGCGCACCAACCCGAAAACCGTGCAATCCCGCTAAACAGCGTGGCTGTGCGGTTTTCTCATATTTTCGACAGATGCTTAAAGTTGACAAAATATGCTTAAAATAGCGAAAAAATGCCCTAAATTGGCACATATTTGCCACGAAACTTGCCACGGTAAAAACGCATGGCAAACGGATTTGACACGATTTTCGCGCGGTGGGATTTGACATGGGATTTTGTTGTATTGTACAGATTGTACATATAATTAAGCAATTTTTGTGCAAAATGTAGAAATGCGCATATTAAGGAGAAAACATAATAAAACCCCGGTAATGCCCGGGGTTTTTATTATCCTATAAGAAAATCTGTCGCAAGCGGGACTATTCTTGAAGCATCCGCACCTGTAAGTCCGCGGTAAAGAAGCTGTAAAAATCTACAAAGAAGCCAACCAGAAGCGTAAAGACGCTTCCAAAACAGGCGCCGAAGCATTAAAAAAGAAATTTAACGGAAGGCTTAAATGACAGAATATGACATACTCCGTCTGTCCGAGGATAATGCACACCTCATAAAAGATTTCACCTGCGTCGAAACAGACGAGATGCTTGCAGATTTTAATTCAAAGGAACGTCGGAGAATTCGTAAACATTCACAGGATATGGAGAACTTCCTGCGTAACGAAGCACTGGACGATCAAGAAAAAGGATTGAGCCGCACATATTTGTTTGTTGGAAATGACGGTAAGTTGCTTGCATATCTTTCTCTTTGTAATGATGCAATACGATTGGAATTTGAAGAGCGGGATAATATGGAACTTCCTTATACAACCATTCCTGCAATAAAAGTTGCTCGCCTTGCGGTATCGACACATTGTCAAGGTCAAGGATTAGGCAAAGAAGCTCTGCAATTTGCAATATTTGTTTCTCAAACCATAAGAGATTACAGCGGTGTCGTATTCCTTACTTTGGACTGCTATGAGCATAGAGTAAGCTATTATGAGAGTTTTGGCTTTCAAAGAAATCTATATCAGCCAATAGTGCTTGATTATGATTCACCCGTAAGCATGAGATTATGGATTGACGAGTATTTGGCTGAAAGGACTAATCTATGCTGGTTTTGAATATTTACAATTGATACGCGAATCCTTTAAACCCCGTCCTGTATTTTAATACAGGACGGGGTGTTGGTTTGTATATTATACTCACCTTATTGTTAAATTGGAATGACAACACCAAAGTTGGCTTTCCCTGAATAAAAAACAAACAAATCCGAGCCGTAATGGTTCGGATTTGTCTGTCTTGGCTCCCCATTCATCACATTAAATGAACAGCCGACGATACTTGTATTTCGCACATGTTTATGCTTGCTTACAGAGCGTCACAAATAACAATAACCCCGCCCGGAAAGAACGCCGAGCGGGTTTTATCATATTTTCCTCATCCACTGCCGGGTTTGTGTGATGAAATCCTTCCATTGCCCCCGAATAAATATTGGGCATTCTTTTGTAACTTTTATGTCTTTTACTGTTAGTTTATATTTTTTTAACAGATACGATGAAATGATAGCAATATCATGTATTGCTACATATGTGTACATATCACCGCCGCCAAGACCCGAACAAAGTATCGGTGCAATGCAGACCGACTCCGCGTTGACATTCCCGCCTGACTGCTGCCAGCAATCATCAAGGTCAAGTATCTGCCAAGTACCGCGGGACCCGACGATGTAATGAGGTAGCAAACCGCCCGCATCAATGCCGCGGATGTGCTCTTTTGCTGGATCGTCGCTGATTTTTGTTTCTGGAACCGGCGCACCCGCTATAGCTATGTACTTCACTGTACCCG